ATGTCACTACCTATGCCACTATCAACCAGCATATACTTATTAAATTTATGAAATCTCTTTATCGGAAGTTCATCAATTGAATCGTATATTTCTACTTTTTTACCTTTTACTTCTATTGTCTTCATATCAGTATTCGAGTTATAGGAGTTGCTAAAAAAGGATATAACAGTGTAAATCCTTCTCTATTAACAAAAATAAATAAAATTATTGAAATAAGATAGCAAGTCCAAAAAGAAAGACAAAAACTACAGCCGAACATTTCAGAAATCAATTTAGGGCCAAAGGTTTGAACCCATTCTCGCCATCCTAACTTAGATATAAGTAAGATTATAAAAGATGCGCCTAAGGCTATGAGAATTACATTTTGAAGCATTTAACAATCCTCCATGAATAGCATTTCACCTTCAAATCTAAAACCTCCATAGGGTTGCATAAGATATTGACTATCAACTTCTTTTAAGCTGTAACCTTTATAAATATTTTCAGCTTGTTCATATATTGCGCGCACATCAATACGGCCAAAAGTTAAGAATAATTCTCGGCTTAATACTTTTAAAATTCTTGCTTTTAAAGCTTCTGTATTTCGATCAGTAAGCCCTGGAAAAACTTTATTGAGATTAAACCAAAATACTATAGAATATTTTAGCTTAACGTTATTTGTTGTATGTACTCTAAAGTCAATATTTTGAGGGTCTTCAAGAACAAAGAAAGAATAGTTTCCAAGATTTTGATCTGGAAGAACATTAAGATAAGTGCCTCTGCCAATATATACGCCTGGATAAAAATAGTCTTTCTTGTCTTTAGTAGTTACAAGCCTTTGACTTTGGCCAAAAGAATAATCGAGCCATGATAGTTTTGCCTTTAAAGTATCTTGTACCTGAACTATTATCTTGTCAGTAAAAGCTGGATTTAAAGGCTTTGGGACAGTAGGCGTATTCATATTTATATTTCTTTAAGTATTTTTAGTATCGCTGGTGCTACATAATCTTCTAATAATATTTTAAAATTATAATCAGTAAGGCCTAAAATTTCTTGTCCATAGCTTGCTATAAGTTTTTGAGTTTTCCAATCAGAAGCCTTTATTTCAAAGCTATCTTTACCAAATTCTATATAAAAAGAATGATGAAAGTCTCCCGCATCTCTTAGCGTTACTCGATTAGTAGGCTGCCCTTTAATCCTTTTTATTTGAATAGTTACAGGGCTGTAAGGTGCATAACTTGCAATTTCTGTTCCAGTCCTATCAATTCCTTTTTCAAATAGCTGATCCTCTACATTCATGTCTATTATTATATAGTCATTTTCTCTGAGGATATTTTCAATAGTCTGATAAATTTCTTCTTCAAACTTTTTAAGTTTTGCTATCAAATCATCAAGCTCTTTCATACAGTTCTAAAACGCACGCCTTTGTTATTACATGGAAAACAAACTCTACTTAATGCTGTAGTATCAATTTTAACGGCCGCCATTGCATTATTATAATTGTAAACTAATCCGCTTTTTTTATTACTTTGACTATCGCCATCTAACTCATAAAGAATTTCTTGCTTTGAGAAGTTTTGCTGAGCTCTACCTATTTTAAAATTAGGGTTGTAAGCCATCTCTCTAAGCATATCAACTGCAACCTGGAGCCCGATAATATTTTGAAAAGATTTTCTTTGTTCAAGTATCAAATCAGTAATGTCGCACTCAATAGTTATTTGTAGATTAATTCCATAATTATTTGTATATGTGTAAAGGTTGCGAGCTACGTCCCACATTGTTTCAGGCTCAAAATCTGAAACTTTGAAAGGGTGAACCTCTAAATACTTGCTCCAAATTCGCCAATCTGAGGTCTCATTTGCATCACAAGTGCTACAAGGTTTTGCACTCCAATCTTTATTTTTATTTACGGCTGTAACATTTTCACCAAGTTCGCTTTGGTCATAAACTAAATACCAACTACCTCCGGCGTCTTTATCTTCGCTTAAATATGGAAGATATAAGTCTTCTACTGAGAACCATTCCGTACTACCATTCTTTGTCCTGGTAAGCTCTATAGTTTGAATTGGTTCAATTTGGCTTGAGTGCATCAAATATAATTTAATAGGTCCAGTACCTGTGAACTGTAAACCTATTTTGTCTATTTTAAGAGTGACGCCATTAGCACGAATAGGAACTAATTCAAAGCCTACTAAGTTTGTACCGGTGGTGATAAGGTCAGTTATTCGGCCAGTACCATTAAAAAGAGTTTTACTTTCTAATATATTTTTAGCGGTTTTACCTACCATTTTTTCATCCCAAAAAGACCTAATAGCTTTTAATATTGAGCCCTGTGTTTTTTGTTCCAGCCATTCTGAAAAAGGGTCAAACCTTTCCCACTCAACTGGATTGGTCTCAGGAGTTTTACCTATATTTGCTAATTTGGCGCGATAGGATAAATTAGTTTTAGTAACGCGATCACCTATTCTGTATTGTTCACCGATAAGCCAAATTGGATAAGTTATACGCGCAAAGTCCGGCGCAATAGCTTTTATATTATCTAAAGTCATTAGCGGGTGTACTTCTTGAAAATACTGACCCGTTTCACTAACTGTTAAACTATCTGCTATTGTATATTCTGAAACATCATAGTTTTGTCTCCATCCCCAAAGATGAAGCAAACCAGTTTTTAATTCATTCGCTCTATACATATTCCATATCTTTTAAAGGTATCTTCAGCTTGTTCTAATTCAGCATCCGTAAAATATTGATTTAACTTTACACCATTTGGATAAATAAGTTTATATTGATTTGTGCTAACTATATTAGGTAAATCTTGCTTTTTTCCCATGCCTAAAACGTCCTGAATTCCAGTTAATATATTATCAATCCAAACTATTTTTAATACTTTGCTTAATTTCTTAGCTGTTCTATAATCGGCTCTTTTCCAAGGAGTCCAATCAGTATGCTTAATTTGTGATGCGTGATAACAAAAGCCTATTCCAGCAATATCACAAACTACTATTTCTTTTCCAAAATTTAAACCTGGTTTTATTCCAAAATCATTGAAGTCAACTTTCCAAATAAGCAAAGAATCTTTTGAAGCTTTTGACATTATTACTTCTACGCTATCTGACTTTGTTAATTTATCATCATCATCCAATACAAGAATGTAACCATTTACTAATTTTTGGGCTTGCGCAATATAATTATTAAAAGGAAAAAATATTCCGTATTCAGGTCCAGCTGGTTTTTCTTGTTTATCAAAATCTTTTGATACTTCAATTAACCGACCATTATGCTCTCGGGTTCCTTCAATACCTACTTTGCTATCACAAATAAAAACTACATTAATATTTTTATAAGTTTGTTGCATAATTGATTGCATACAATGCCTTAAATAGTTTGGTCTAAATGTTCTTATGAGGATATTTAAACAAGTAATTTCATCAATATATAAAGCTTTTATTTTACTCTTTAGCTCATCATAGTTTGGTACGTGTAAAGTTCTTACATTATTTATATTTGGGTACCATCTCCAAAAAGATTTATTTTTTAGTTCAAAAGCTTCAGGTTTTCCTGGCTTACTATAAATTATATTTGTTCCTGAGAACATAGAAGCTAAAATAGAATAGCCACCATTCATAGTAATAAAGTGCTCACAATTTGCAAAAACTTTTAAAAGTGTTTCATTCCAATTTTTATCTTTGCATAAATCTGTAAATAGTTTTATCCCGTACTTATTAGCTACTTCAATGTCACTAAGTAGCATTGAGTGAGCATCATCTTGGAGTTCTTCAGGTAAGGAAACTGGGAAGTATATAATTTCATATTTATCTTTCAAGTTTGAAAATAGCCAATCAAGAATTGTCTCATCAAAAAAGTTTATAGGCTTTGTTGACCACTCAATATTGTACCTATTACAAATACACAAAGTAGATTTTTTAAACTTAAATTCATCATTCTTGTATTGCTCTTTATAAGGCGGGAATTGTTTTGCAGGCTGCTCTGGTTTATGAATGACTGTATAAGGAAGGCCCTCTTCCCGGGCTTTCTTAGTATTATACCAGCTTCTTTGTTCTGGATTAATTGTATGTTTCGGAGAAAAATAATATAAAGGTTCTGAGCCAATTCCGCTTATAGTTTCAGTAAGTTCACCTTTTAAATATAGTTCATGCGCATACGGAATGGCGCTAAGCAATTCATACCCAAATTCTATATTGTGAGAATTTACTATCATTTATTTATATGTATAAAAAAGGGCAGGCTTTTAAATCACCTGCCCTTTTCAAAGTTAAACATGGCAGTATGTCAGTTAGGAAGCAGAAACTTCTTGTGTGTAAACAGGGTTTGTAGTTTCGTTAGCAATTGTTACTTTTGGAGCATCAGCAACAGTTTCAGCTAAAATAGCAAACTTCATGATTGGGTTTGCAATAGTAGAGGGTGCACTGTTGTAGTTACTAATGAAAGCCACATCAACTGCAAAGCCATAATGCTCTTTGCGAGCTCTGGTCATGTCAGCAGTAGCGGCTCCGCCAATTGCATTGAAATCACCTTTACTTTCGTAGAAGTAAGTTCCAATTGGGAAGTTTAACATTGGCAAAGTATCAATGCCCCATTCAGTACCATCGGCCATTTTCGTGTTCAATAAAGACTCACGCTCAAACCTGGTAAGAATTCCAAGTGAACCACCTTGAACCGCGTAAAAGTTTGCAAATTCACCCGCGCCATTTGCAATGCGAGTGGTAAAGTGAAGCATCTTGTCGCTATATTCAAGGGTTTTATTTTCAGCATTGTAAAGGTCTTTCTGGGCCAACTTACGAACGATTGACTCTACGCCAGCATTACCCAAAATATGAATATCTCCAAAATGGTCGTTTGCGGCCATCATTGGGTTAACATCACCAATTACATTTTCACGTAATTTCCAGGGTGCTTGTACAACGTTTCCTACTTTTGTATACTGAAGCAAGTCCGCAATGACCTGCGTCTTAGCAGCTGAAAGAACAGCAACAGCAGCGGCATCCAAGGTCTCGCCAAACTTATACAAGTATTTATTGAACTTACGCTCAAAATCTTGCTGCATTGAAATTTCATTGTTCAAGAACATAGCTGGAACAATTGTAAAACCCCAAGCATAAGTAGCAAAAGTTATGGTAACCATTTGAGAAGTGTTTTCACTATCTGCAATTGTTACTGTGCGGGTATTCCCGATTGTTACGCCTCCGTCATAATCAATGACAGGAGTCTGTAAAGTGTTCCCTATAGAACTCTCGGCTTTCTGCTTCAATTCTGGAGTTAGAATTCCGGCAGGGTCTTCAGATTGCTGTATGAACAAGTTCAATGCACCATAACGACTGGGGCGCAATTCATTCTTGTCCAAGTTACCCTTAGCCCTGATGTTTTGGATTCGAGTGTTTATTAAAGACATAATTTTAAAATTTATTTAAGTTAATGAATTACGCGTTACCCTTGCACGTTTTCTTTGATACAAATGTATTATTTTTTTTTAAATAACAATAAAATTTTTTGAATAATTTTTATACAATATATACTAATAAAAAAAGGGACTTATTTAAAGCCCCTTTTTCAGTTTATTTTTTAGACCGATTTGCTACTGTTCCGCCTATTTATATTGGCTACTCTTTTAAAGATTTTCACCTAACTCTTTTTTATCGAAGCGGTAATTTATTCACCCCATTATCTTCTCTAAGTTTCTTTTGCTTATCCGAGAAAGAAGCTGAGCCTCTTGTCTCGCCAAGTTGCATAAGATACTTAACAATAATTTCGTCAGCTTGAACCTGTGTTTTTGCTCCTGCGATGTCAACCAACTCAATCGCATCAGTCTGACCTTTTCCAGGGTCTCCAGTTCCAGTGCCTACTTTCTTTTGACCAAGGTCAATCACATCTTTTAACTGCTCTTGAATAAGTTCTTGAGCTGTGAAAGGATTAAGTGAGTTAGCTTTATTACGAGCTATTTCGCCTTTAGCATCGCGGAAGACCATAATCTTTTGGCCATCGGCTTCAATCCAGTCAGGTTTATAAGTCCCAAGAATTGCAGCCTTAGCAGAAGACAATAAAGTCTTTTGAACGCTTTCAGGATAGCCTGCTTTAAACTTAAGACCGGCTGTGACTTTCTCAAATTGAGTGTCAACTTGTATGCCTGTAATCTGCTGAGAAAATTCCTTTTCTTTAGAGCCCCAAGTTTGTTTGTCAGTATCGTACTGCGTTTTCAAAGCTGATAGTTGGCTTTGTGCATCAGTCAATTGCTGGCGAATAACTTCATCGCCTTTACCTTCAGAGATTTGCTTCTTAAGGTTGGCGATTTCAGTTTCATAACCAGTGATTTTTGTAGTGAGCTCTGAAGCACCACCTACTTTCGATTTAAAATCGGTCAATACTCTTTTGATTAAATCAAAAGACTGTTCGCCTTCTTTCTTTTTTTCACCAACTATCTCTAAGACGTCAGTTTCAAAGCGTTCGTGCATTTTACCGATTTTACTATTGATAACAATATTCTCGTCATTCACTGACAAGGTAGCAATAGCGGCTACTTGCGCATCATTTAGAGTAGCAAGTGTTTCATTTGCTTTAATTACATCTGGTGTAAGTGCCATAATTTTTACCCTTTAAATTATGATTAATAATTATATATTTCCGGGTTCCAAACTATTTCAGTTGTATACCCTAAACCTGAACTGTTTTTAATGAATGAATTCCATTCAGCAACAGTAAACTTCTGAATGAATGCCTTTGAAATTTTACTACCTGATTTAGAGTCAAAGAAAGGGCGGTCCAGTTTTACATGAAAAACTACACGTTCTTTTTCTTCGGGCAAATAACTTCCTGACTGTGCAGCCTTAATTCTTGAAGTTTTTTCAGCTTCAATTTTTTCCTGGTATTTTAACTTTGCTGCTTCAAGAGCTTTCTTTGCAGCCTCTTCGGCTTTAGCATCTCCTTTGCTTTCGACTAAGTCACGTTGAGCATCTGAAAGTTCATCTTTTGCTGCTTTAGTGCCAGCTTTGGCTTTCTCAATTTTATTTTTGTTGAGTGCCAATTCTTCAGCGGCTTTAATCTCCGCTTCTGATTGTTTAATGTCTGCCATCTTTTTTACTTTATTAAGTTTATTGAATTATTAGCTCCTCTTTTATTGGGCCTTTTATTTTATCATCATCTGCAATATACTGTTTAAACTGATCAAATATAATTTGAATTTTTTTATTGAATTCAAGTTGCGAACCAAACTCAATTATATTTGTATTCTCCCGTTCAAATCGGTTTACAAATGTATCAAAATTTATTTTAATTTTTAATAACTCTGAATTTAATAATTGCTTTTCTTGTAGCTTCATTAATTCATCCAGTGTATAATGGCTATAGGGCTCAAGGTGTTTAAGTATCAGCATCCTTTGCATTTGCATTGGATTGTTGCGGTGCTCAGTCTCTATTATTTGGTCATTGATTGAACTGAGTTCAGCTTCACTGGCTCCATTCTCTTTAGCCTGTTTATACTGTGCATAAAGGTCTTCAACTGAATAGATATAAAATTCAGTACCCATTGAAATTGAACTGCTGATAAAGTTCTCGCCATATCTTAATATGCAACAAGTATCATCAACAAACTTACGGGCTGTTTCTAAATTACCTTTCAAAGAATTTAGCACACTAACTTTGCTTTCAAAGTTAGCTTCTACTTGCATTTCATTAATGCTTTGTTTTGACTGAACCTCACCACCAAAGCCTATAACTGAAGTAAATATTTCAGCTTTTAATCTTTTAACTTCTTCAACATTATAGTCGAGGCTTGCTTTATCAATAGTAGTTATTTGAACCGGATTTCTAAGGTCTGGGTCATCTTTACCGTTAGGCACTGGAACTTCTATAAGTGAACCAACTCCGGCCAGCCTTTTATTAGAACAAACTGGGCACTGCTCAACTGTTCCATCTCTGAGTAATTTATAATTCTTATCGGAGTTCCTTAAATATCCACCATCGCAATAGTCTCCGGTCTCATTGTTTTCAAAATCACAATCGGCTTCATAAGTTGAGTAGATCGGATATGGCGCATAAAGATCAAGGTGTTTCTTGCTAACTGAGAAAAATAATAGCCAATCAAAATTACCCAGTTGAGGAGATAATGGGGACTTCTTTAAGTCTGGCTGGGATTGTTGAAGCTCAGTAGACCAAAAGAATTTTGCTGGACAAAATCCTAAATTGTGTTCACGTTCAATTGGCTCGCCTGTAGGTTTATTATCTTTATCGAGTTGTAATGTTCTAAAATAAGTATCATCGAAACAAGCTATCTTATTTCTAGGTTGTTTGAATATTACCCAATCAAGTAGGCCATTTTTAAATTCATAGTCAATTACGTTTTCAATCGCTAAAAAATAAAAATATGGTTCTGGAAACTCATCCTTTTGTTCTTCAGGTAAATCAACTACTAACAATGAATTAATGGAAGTTTTAACAGCGTCCCATCCTTTTTTTCTCCAAACTATCGGCTCATTAAGTTTCTTCTCGCGATACCATTCCCAGTCATCCCTATAATAGCTATCTGTAAACTGATAACTAACTGATGGGTTTTTACTGTCAAATACTCTTTCAAGTTCGTTAAATATGGTGCCTGATAATTGTACAACCGGCGTTGGAAACTGAAAAAGACTTACAAATATTTTATACTTATCTTTTGGAATAAGTGTTTTAACCCAATCCAAAAATATAGTTAAAGGCTGAGATATATCAGCGGGTTCCATAAAGCTTTCAGCATGAAACCTAATACGATTTTCATGCCGAATTGCTTTACGAATAATTTGAGTTTTCTTAGGACTTTTTAATCGTTCCTTTATCTCGTTTAACTGTAAGGCCATTTAATTTGTCCATTAAGTAATTTGAATCTTCAGGAAGGTGCCAGCCCCCATTGTTTGGCATTCTAAGAATTCTTTCAGCGTGATTGATTTCGAATTCCTGTTTAGTTTCTCCAGCCTGGAGAATAACCATATTAGTTCTTCTTTCCATGGCTTTTAATATTAAGACTCAGGAGTAACAAGATCAGTAAGAGCATTGAAGTTTGTTGGTGTTACAATAACAAAATTGTCAGACCAATTAGGAAAGAACTTCCAAGAAATAGCATTCATGTCAACGCCCTCTAATCCTCCTAAAGCTTTGTCTCCAATAAACAATGCGGAAATAGGAATTGGTAAATTTTTAGTTGGCGTGTCATGGTCATCAACTAAGCAGCCAATACGACCAAATTCATCAACTAAATAAACTCCTACATTTTCACACTGATATTTTTTCAAAGCCTTAATTGTATTTTGAGAAGCTCTGAGAATATTACCGGTAAAGCCTGTAGCTTCGCGACCAATAATGATTTCAACACCTCCTAAAGTTTCATTACCCCCACCATAAGTTCTGGCTGCACCAGGCTCAGTAGTAGGAGCTTGAATGTAAGGAGACTGAACAACTTTTGTTCCATCAGCCGCTGCAAGTTTAGGCGTCCAGCTTGCTAACAAGTTTGGATTTGCTGATTGAATTACAAAAGAATTTTTAGTATTGCCTGTTGAGAAAAGTCTCTGAAAGATAACTTTCTGAAGTTGGCCAAAAGACTCAGGACATTCGCTAATAGGAATATTATCGAGAGCCGCACCTGCAGGACAGTTACAAAGTAAACCCATGGTATTTACAATTTAAGATTAAACAATTAAAATACAAATGTAAAAAATTAATTATAATATACTCATAAACGCGTAACTATTTTTTAATTTCTGCGCTTAAGACCTCTTTTTTGTCTATGCTTACTCATTTTTGCAGTGGCTAAATATCTCATAGGGTCAATACAGTGGTTGAAAGCATCAATAGGTTTATTTAAAGTTTTACCAGTCTTGTCTTTATCCCACATATATTTGCGGAGTTCTTTAATTAAATTGGTACTGCGCTTAGTAACAAAAAACTCTTCTTCCTGGAGCACATCAATTCCAAAGTTCACAGAGTCTGGTCCCTTATCAGCTGGACTGACATGGAAGCCATATCTATTTATCTCAGCTATGGACTTAGGCTCAGCTGAGTCTGCTATAATATAATCATTTCTATCAATTCCCAGTGACTTCATCATATTAGCGATGTCGCCATTAGTCATTCCAGTTTGATAAATTAATTCATCCCAAATAGTCTGGCCATTCCAATGATAAGCGGCGACTAAAGTTGAGGGGTCGTTAGTATAACCAAAGTCAATTGCATAGCCCAATAGTTTTGCTTCTTTTGGTACTTCATCAATTTGCTTCCAGTTATTAAATATAACACCCTCTAAAGTACCAATCAAGCCAGTCCCATAAACTTTCCACCAGTTATGCCAGTAAAAGTTTTTAATATTTTCTGGATTAAGAAGCCCTGGAAGTTCAAGGTCTGAATTAAAGTATGCTTTATCTTTTGCCTTTTCAATTTCTTTTACTATCGCTGCTGATAAGGCTTCATTATCTTTATATGTTAAAACTAACTCCTCAAAATCTGGGTCATTAGCTAATTCTGTGTGGTACCAAAATTCATTTGATGGGTTAAAGTCCAGCCATATAGTATTGCTGGTTCTAATTGACAATTGATGGTAAGCTTCAAAAGTAATATTGCTGCACTCATTAATATATAGTATATGACGACGAGGGCCTCTTACTTTTCCTTCTTGGTCAGCTGAAAAGAATTCAATATAAGAGCCGTTAGCAAAAGTATAAGTCAGTAGAGTTCTATTATAGCTGGTGTCATTATATCGGCCAGTAGCTTTCATAATTTTAAGGAAGTCCTTTAAAGCGCCTTTCCTTAAATGCGGTATAGACTCAGATACAACAGAAATTTCAAGGCCTTTAGTTTTTGCAGCCTCATCAATTAATATTGGTAAAATTCCATAAGTCTTCCCCGCAGATGTACCACCTGGTATACCCCTAATTCTTTTTTTTAGCTTACGAAGTTTTTTGATGGCTGTAGTATAACAAAAGCCATCAACCTTATTTATCTTCATGCTCATCTCCAAATAATGGTTGCTCTTCTTTAATTGTTACAGCTTGTTTATCGCCAAGCTCATGATAGCGGGCAATAATATTTTCTTTTAGAGCCCCAACTGCAGCGCCTTCTAAGTTACGATTTCTAATAATTTTATGAATCCTTGCTATAATGGGAGAATACTCTTCATAAGCACCCCTTTTATTATGCCTGTATTCATCTAAAGTCACCCCAATACCTTGCTCAAATAGATAGTCGTCAAGGCCTTCCCATGTATAGGGCCGTATAGTTTCAACTACCATTGTAGTCCCTGCGAGGTCTCCGCTCTTAATTGCTTCATTCTTTAAAAATGGCTTAGAATCTACACTTTCAAAGTAATCGCAGGCTACTCGCCACAGATGTTCAGGTGTTTTCAATATCTTTTTTCGACCTGTATTTTTTCGCCATTCCCAATATCCTGGGTCTCCCGGTCTTAAACCTTTTTTCTTTTCGTTGCTCATAAATTTATTTTTAACAAAAATAACAAAATTTTTTAAAAACCGGTAAACAAATCAAGAAACAATCATTGTTTACCCTTAATCACTTAGAAGCCAATTAGTTATTCTTACTGAATAAACAATAAAAAAGCTATTGTTTACGCTCTAACTCTATAAGGCTCAAATAGTTACATCAAAAAATCTCAAAACGTAAACAATAAAAAGACCAAAACAATTTTTTCGTATATATTATAATAATTATATATAAAATCTATATATATATATATATATATATATTTCTATATATTATTTATTATAATCTTTTAATAATATTATTGTTTACATTGTTTACTTATAATAAAAACCTTGCAAATTAAGGCTTTCAGAAGAAACAATGATTGTTTACCTTTGTTTACATTGTTTCCCTATTTTAGCCTTTGAAAGTTTGGCCCTTTTATTGTTTACATTGTTTATTATAATCTCAAAGCCTTGCCGGCAAAGGCAAAGAGGTGTAAACAATGGATTGTTTACCATCGTTTACACCTCTTTACGCTGAGGTAAACAATATTGTTTACCTATTTTTTAGGTGTCCAGGTGTCATTTTGATTTTCTTTATGTGCATAAGCCCATCTTTTCAAATAAATTTGAACACCTTTATACCATTCTTTTTGGTTCACTGAATTTAGTTTCATACTTTCATATTTATTTACTTGCTCTCCAGCAGTCTCTCTTGCCTTTGCAAGTTTCATATATTCATGTATTTCACCGGTCCAATTAGACATTGGTAAATAAAGCCAAGCTGGGGTTAAAGTTATTGCTAACTTATCAGCAACGCATAATCTTGATGGACTTTGATTATCTTTTTTAGCATAAAATCTAGAATGATAAAGCGAAAAATTATACCATTTTCCTTTTTTACCTAATAAAGCTAATTTTGAAGTATATCCCCCACCAATTAATAGAATATACTTATCTCTACTATATTTAGGATAATTTTTATATATTTTACTAACTTTAAGCAAGCTTAATCCATCAAAAAGGCTCATTATTTTTGCACCTAATTCAACATGAGTTTCACCTTCAGGCCCATCCATATTTGGCTTACCTAAATATCCCAAATCATGTACAAAAAAAGCAAGCCATAGTCTTGGGTCTAATGGAAATCCATAAAGCTTAATCCAAGCTATTAATACAAACCAAGGATGCAATAAAAAACAATGCGCTCCAAACAATATTGATTTTGTTCCTATTTTCATAATTCTAAGTCTAATCCTGTTACTATTCGATATATTTTATAAGTCAATTCAACATCATAGCTTGCATCGTGTAGCCTATTTTCATCTATCTCAAGACCTAACTCAAGGGCAACCCTTTTAAGCTTAAATGAAGGCATCCTATGACGTCGAGCCATTAAATAATGGGCTGCTAAAACTTGCACGTCTAAGCCGAAATAAAAGTAAGAACCGATAAAAGTATCACCATTTTGGGTGAACCAGGGTGTTATAAAGCGATCATCAAAAAAGCGATTATTAAAGCCGATAAGCCAAGCCCTTTCATCAGTTTTAAACTTATCCACATATTTACTTAAAAGTTTAGTAAAAGCTTTATGAGTCTCTTGCATGCTTGGATAAGCTAAAATTTGTTCTTCGGTCACCTTGCATTTTGAGAGGGCTCCAGGTTCTATCTGAGCCTTTGGATGGGGTCTTGTTTTAAAGTCAAACTTCTCAACAATCTCATTGTTTATGTCCACAAGGCCAGCTATCTGATGAATAGAATGCTTATGCTCATTAAGTCCAGTAGACTCTAAGTCATAAAATATTTTTACAACTCTATCCTTCGACATAACAACAGCTCTTTGCTTTTTTACCACTTCCACAAGTGCATGGCTGATTTCTATAAACCTTTTTAGCTGAGCGCTTCATAGTCCAGCCAGCTTCACCTGTTATTTCTAAGTCTCTTGGCTGAAATATTTTTACTCCTGGAGCTTGTTTTTTGTTTTCCATAATTCTTGTAAATTTAGGCTATCTCGAATTCTTGCATTTTCAATTGCTTCCTGAATTGATTTCTTGTCTCTCTGGGATAAATCTTTTGTAGTATTTAAGGCGGAAGTAGCGGCTAAAGAACCACACTCATAGCCAAAATACATACTTCTGTAATTAGGTTTATAAGGTCTTGGTTTAAGTATATGAACCAGGAGCCCTATAATTATCAAAGCAAATACGATTATAATTATATTTTTAAGCATTATTAGAAGCTTTTTCACTAATCCAGTATACTAATAATAGTCCTATAAGTAAACCTCCCAATACTAAAAAAAGGGGCCAATGGTTAACTATCCATTGTAAATCTTCAATATTTTTCATTTTGGTGATTTTTAAGTTAAGCTTTTTCGAGCCACCATTCTGGGTATTCTGAACTAATGTGGTCATCTGTGCAGCTCCATTCATTATCTTGTAGCCACCAATAAAGTTTGCCTTTACTCGTCGAATACCAACCAGACATTGAAGGCTTTTTAACTTTACAAGGTATTATTCTATATAATTCTTCGGGAACAATTGGGCCCCAATAAAATAGTATAAAGCCTTCGCCGTCATTAGTATATTTACTTACTCCGGTTATTGCAACAGGCTCAACTTTATATTTATTCACGAACTCTTTGAGCTGATCTGAATATTGAAAATATTTACAATCTAATTTTTTCATAAAATTAAGCTTTCAGTGATAATTTAGTATAATGATATAAATTAATAGTATCTTCATAAGTTTTTACCATTAAATTATCAATTACTTCTAATACTGTTAAAGTTTCACCGTATTGGTTTCTTACTTTTGGGCCTCTTTTTAAATTTGAAGTTGTCATAATTTTGGTATTTAATTATGATATAAAGATAGCTGTTTTACTGAAATAAAAAAATATTTTTCAGTAAAAAATTAAAATTGTTTTAGCTTAATATTATAACCTAAATACAGTAAAGCACACAAATTAATCTGCTCCAAGGGCTTACTGGTTTCAATATAAATTTTCTCCGGTAAAACCGCAACTACCAACTCTTTGGAATAAGGAAATCTAATAGTAGCAGGCTTTTCATAAAGTAAAGAAATTACTTTATTTGGGTCCATGTCATCAAACCAAATAACTGAATTAGTTTGAAAAACGTGCTTTATATTTTCTGGAGTATTTACTTTAACAGCATTAGCTATTTTAATTTTTGAGAGTATATAGGTACTTTTTCCAGAACCTTGTGGCCCTCTTACAATTATTGCTTTTTTCATAAATTAAATTTTTTATTATAAAAAGGTATGTCCACAATCTAAACACTGTATAGGTGTATCATTGGTTAATCTCGTATTAGTTCCCAGACAATCTGGACAAGTAGAACCTTGTATTTTTGGGTCGCCTTCTTTAAAAATTAAGCTTATTTTATCCAAAGTTCTTCGAGCATATCCATGTTCGCGAGAAGTCATATTAATTCTATTTAGAACAAAATCTATTTCCAGAACATGAAATACACTATTAGTTTCAAGATCAAAAGCTTCCACAACTACTTATTTTTATGTTAAATCCCATTTCTTTTTATAGCGGTCAATAAAGTCTTTTGGAAACTGTGAAATCCAGCCACATTCAGGACAATAAAATTGTTCACCATTCCATTTTGTTCGCGGACAACTGCAGCCTCCTGGTTTAAAACGAGATATATTATTTCCACAATATCCAGTATAGCCTTTTTGGGTCATTAAATTTTCCCTTACAACTGTTAGCTCAGTCATTATCTGCAAAAGCTTTAAGTTCAACAATTCGTTGTCTCAAACAAATAAAAGCATAATCAATAAGCCTTTGCGAACCACTGGTTATTAAACCTACTTCAAGCTTAGTCCATGTAGGAGCATGACTCACAAATGGCGAATTATGATTTTGATTAATTAAAACTAGAAATAAAGAAGTTAATGCCGTCAAGTTTAATTTTACCGCTACTAACTCCAGCATCTAAAATACTAAAGAATTGCTTCTTGTCCATTTTCTTCAGTATTTAAAATCATACTAATAGGCTGTAAAGGAGTTCCAAATGTGCAGGTAGTTATCCAAATAACCTTTGACTTTTTCAAAGCTCGAAGCTGAAGCGGAAACAATTCAATCCAGAATGTAGCTGATTGTTGTTCATCATTCCAGGACTTAGGATTGCATTGGAAAAACCCTTTATGAGTTACTGGAAATTCAGGCTTAATAGCTACAACCCTAATTGGCTGAGCTGAACGCCCAAATGTTAGCACCGTAAGTTTTAACATTTTTGTATTTTTGATTTCTTCATATTCTGAATCCTCAAGCTGCATACAAAAAGTTACTAAGCCATTAGGCTGAGCAAAAGCCGGTAAAGGTAAATATTCTTTTTGATCTTTTGCAAAAACTACATTTTGCTGTTCAAATTCAATAGCTTTCATTTCTTTTTAATTTCTTTTTAATTTCTTTTTAATTTCTTTTTAATTTCTTTTTAATTTCTTTTTAATTTCTTTTTAATTTTTGGTTTAAATGGATTAAAGTTTTCACCTGGTTCAACGAAGTATGTTTTCATGTGTTTATTTTTTTACCTATAAAACCGCGTATCTTTTGAATACGCGGCCTAAATATATTATAAGGTTACTACTTTAATAATCGTCATACTCTACCCAAAATTTTAAGATAGTTCCTTTTCTTTTGCTCACGGATTTAATTGGCTTAGCGCAATATTGTATTGCTGTTGTTCCAAATACGGTAATGGACCAATATAAAAATCCAGTTATTGCATTATAAAAAAGACTTATCATTGTATTATTTTTTCAATCCAGGTTCTTGGTTCAGTAGGATGCTGTACTAAAATAATTTTCTTGCCTTTTACAGATTTATCATGCTCTTTTTTAGAAGAAAAGGCTCTTTGTCTAAGAGTCTTTTCTTTCCGTTTTTTTTCGTAGGCTCGCATTACAAATTATCAAGCTGTATAGCTAAATCAATATATAGCTTATATTCTTTTATTTGCTTTTCGGAATAGTTTTCAGCTTTTCCTATACCTTCAAAATGAAGTTCCCATTCCTTAAAAGTATAACATTTGCAACCGATTTGTAAAAAGCCTTTTTTGCATTCAGTTATAAAGTGAAAAGAACCTTGGATTTGTAACGGGCTTTTATTCCAAGCATCGCCGTAAACCCAAGCATTGCCGGAAACCTGAGCATCGCCGTAAACCCAAGCATTGCCGGAAACCTGAGCATCGCCGTAAACCTGAGCATCGCCGTAAACCTGAGCATCGCCGTAAACCCAAGCATTGCCGGAAACCTGAGCATCGCCGTAAACCTGAGCATCGCCGTAAACCTGAGCATCGCCGTAAACCCAAGCATTGCCGTAAACCTGAGCATTGCCGTAAACCTGAGCATTGCCGTAAACCCGAGCATTGCCGTAAACCCAAGCATTGCCGGAAACCTGAGCATCGCCGTAAACCCAAGCATTGCCGTAAACCCAAGCATTGCCGTAAACCCGAGCATTGCCGGAAACCTGAGCATCGCCGTAAACCCAAGCATTGCCGGAAACCTGAGCATCGCCGTAAACCTGAGCATCGCCGTAAACCTGAGCATTGCCGTAAACCCGAGCATTGCCGTAAACCCAAGCATTGCCGTAAACCCGAGCATTGCCGTAAACCCAAGCATTGCCGTAAACCCAAGCATTGCCGTAAACCCGAGCATTGCCGGAAACCTGAGCATCGCCGTAAACCCAAGCATCGCCGTAAACCTGAGCATCTACGTCTACCATAGCAACGACGTCAA